AGGCTCATAAGATTACTCAAGCCGAATATTATCATAAGTACTTCCCAAGAAAAGATTTAGGAGACGGCTCTTTAATTAAATTTAAAAATTATGAGTATTATTTTACTCATGACTTCAATTCTCTTGATTCTTTTTTGCTCTGGATAAAAAAGGTCAGTCGAGAAGAAATTCAAGCCTATATAAAGAATGCCCTAATTAAACGCAAGAATAACAAGGGAATAATCTATGCTCCCGGCCAAATAGAATTGCGCTCTCTCTTATTGCCGGGGATTAGATATTGCAATGCTCTGTTTCAGGAATTCGGCGGCTATTATACCCTCTGTGAAAGTATTGGTCTTAAGTGTCGCTTTAAGACTTTGGATATATGGAAGACTTGTTGTGATATCTCAAAAAAAAGAATCTATGTGGATACAAGAGAGCAACGGCCCCTTGATTTTACTTTGGGAATACGGACCACTACCCTTAAATTTGGGGATTACCGTTTAAGTAATGACGAATTATCGAGTAACTGCTATATTGAAAGAAAGTCCATAGGAGACCTATATGGAACATTAAGTAATGGGTATGAAAGATTTACAAGGGAAATTGAAAGGGCTTTAAGCAAAGATGCGACTTTCATTGTTTTAGTCGAGGCTAATCTTAATGAGGTTTATAGATATCCGTCTTATCCGCAAGTTTACGGCAGGATGAAAATATCTCCTGAATACATCCTTCATAATATGAGAGAGTTGCTTCAAAAATTTCCATCCATTCAGTTTCTTTTCGTCGATAATAGGCATGAAGCCAGCCGTGTAATTGAAAAGATTTTTGCTTCTAATGGACAAGCAGCAGATGTTGATTTACAATATCTGTACGATACAAAACAGTTATAATTATGAAAGTATATTTTTCTTCTGCGGAATGGGATATTAATAAGCAATTTAATCAAGCTTATTTTAATGGAAATACGTCATCTACGCCTGTGACATCGGGCGATATAGAGGATTTTGAAACTTGGCAGGGGACTAAAGACATCCTTATGGGAAATTTGAAAGACGGGGTATCTTTGCAGAAAAGCACTGATGTTTTTGGGAACATTTGGGTTTTTGCGGGATGGTCAGGCTTTGGGATAGGATATAATGTAGGACCGACAAAAAAGCAGTTTATTTCAGGGCTTTTAGACCAGTTAGTTAACCAATAAATAACATGATTTATTGTCCCGAAAAATACAAAAGAATCATTACTGACGTTAACTCTGAATTTGAAAAAATTCAGGGAGAGATGGAGCCTAAACAAGCCAAATTAACCTTGGCGAAGTTTCTCAGACACAACATTGGTTTTACCACGCGACTACTTACAGGCATTGAACTTGCCCCTTATCAAATCATAAATTTAAAAGGGATGTTAAATGGCAACTTTACCCTGTGCGTTTGGGGTCGTGGTGCGGGTAAAACTTTTTGCGCGGCTATTTATTGTATTCTTCAGTCTATTTTTGAGCCGGGGACAAAGATTCTTGTAGCCGGTCCTACTTTCCGTACCGCTCGCTTTATTTTTAACCATATCGAACAAATTAGCGAACGCAAAGACGCTTTTATGTTAATGCAAGCATTGGGAGTTGACAAAGCTAAACGGAACGATGAGTTTAGCTGGAAGTTTAACGGGGGTTCTATTCGAGCTATTCCGCTAAATGGTGAAAAAATTCGTGGTTTCCGCGCCAACATTTTGGTTATTGATGAGTTTCTTTTGATGGACGAGGAATTGGTAGAACGAGTGCTTATGCCGTATCTATCTGTTCCTCAAGACGTTGAAAAACGTATTAAAATAAGAGCCAAGGAAGACCAACTTATTAAACATGGCTTATTGAAAGAAGAAGAAAGAATCCAATTTAAAGATAACTCTAAACTGATTGCTCTTTCTTCTGCTAGTTATACCTGTGAATATTTGTATCGCAAGTACGAAGAATACATTAAAAAAATTTACGACCCGAGCGGCGACCCTCAAGGTTCTCGTTATTTTGTCAGTCAAATGGCGTGGGATTCCATTCCAGAATACATGATGGATAAGGGTGTTATCGCGGCTTCCCAAAATAATGAAGCTCATACCGCTACTTTCAAACGAGAATATGGAGCGCAGTTCATTGATGGAAGCGAAAGTTATTTCTCCATGAAGAAGATGATTGAATGCACTATTCCAGATGGAGAAGACCCGACCCTTTTACTTAAAGAGAGAACAGAGGAAGAATATATCCTTGCTATCGACCCCAACTTCAGCAATTCTCCTACGGCTGATAATTTTGCCATGTGTCTCGGACAACTAGACAAGCAAAAAGACGACAATGTTACAGTTGTCCATTCTTATGCCAAAGCGGGTAAAGACTTGAAGGACCATATCAAGTATCTGTATTACATTTTGACTAATTTCAATGTTGTTATGATTGTCATTGACTATGCCGGATATCAGTTTATCGAAGCGGCGAATGAAAGCGAGTTGTTCAGAAAAGCTAAAATTGAGCTTAAAATTTTCGATTTCGAATCCGACAAAGACGGTGCGGATTATGAAGAGCAGCTAAAAATCGCCAGAAGAGGATATAATAAAACCATACAAAAAATCGTCTTCTCTCAATATTTTACTACCGACTTTATCCGTAAAGCTAATGAATGGCTGCAAGGATGTATTGATTACAAAAAGATTTGGTTCGGTGGAGCTATAAAACCGTCTCCTTCTGCATTCCTACGAGCTAGCGAAGTAGCACCAGATTTGGACCTTGTAGGAGAGGAAAGCATTGTGGATTTTATCGACACTCAAGAAATTCTCTTAAAGCAAACCAAATATGAATGCGCTTCTATTGAGGTTAAAACGACCGCCAAAGGAGTGCAAAGTTTTGATTTGCCAATGACTATGAAGAACAATGATTCGGCTGACCGTCCTCGTCGCGATAGCTATACCGCTTTGATGCTTATGGTGTGGGCCGTTAAATGTCTAAACGAGATTAAAAAAATCCCACCGGAAAATGATTCTGGATTCTGTCCAATGCTGATTTAGTGTAATTTTCATTAAGAAAAGGTATATGGCAGATAGTTTAATAAGATTAAGGCAGTTAAATCAGGCAGATTTGTCTGGTTTTCTAAATTCTTCTATTGTCTCAGCTTTGGCCAATACCGGACTCTTCCTTAGCGGTTTCGGCAACTTGTCTGGAAACAGTGGTTTTTTTACTCGCATAAATCTTCCATCAGGCAGTGGAATCTTTTTCGGGCCGACACAATTTAGAGCGTTTACTTCTGGTTCTGCGGGGGTTTTGCAAGTTGGAAGCTATTATATTACCACGGATAGTCAGGGCGGCGTTTCTATTATTGGAGCTACCGGACCTTCCGGTGCAACGGGTCCAAGCGGTACATCTTTGACTGGATTTGCTCCTTCTGGAAACTATATTGTCCCTTTATATTCAAATACGGGTTCGGGTGTTCCTATTGCTCTTTTCAGTGGAGTTTCGGGAGCAATTGGACCATCGGGAGCTTCTGGAATTGGAGTTACTGGATTTTATCAATCTGGAACAAATTATCTGTTCCCGCTGTTCTCAAATTATACAACGGGTTCGGGTATCTACATGCCTACGGGCGCACCGGGACCGAAGGGAGACATTGGTGGAGCTTATATTGAGTTTTCTCAATTTAATGGACTGTTTCCAGATGATGGGGATATGGAAGTTTACGCTTTGGATGTAAGCCCAGCCGCCAATCCAGATTTGACCATGATTCGCGGATTTAGCTATGAGTATATTTATAGCGGGTTAGGATTAGAGCCTTTATCTGGACTTAATTTGTTTTCCACTGGAGACAATGTAACGGGTTATTTAAATTTTGTTTTATTTGACCCAGTTGTCATGGAGGGCAGATATGTTTTCGATGGAGAGAATCCTGCCGGAAGCGATGAGAATCCTGAGTTATATTTGGTTAATATGTCTGATGTTTTCAGCAACATTGTATTAACTGAAGGAATTTCATTCAAAGGCACTTTAAAATACGCTGCGGATTCGCAATATAAGTATGGATTTAGGGCCTACGACTATACCACGCAACAACCAAGAGTATCGGGAGACGATGATATAAGATATGGGTATTATGTAATTGGTGATTTTAATGTAAATGACGCTGGGCCAGCAGGACCAAGTGGGGCACAAGGACCAGCGGGAATACCGGGGCCTCAAGGACTGAGGGGAGAAGATGGACCCGATGGAGCGTCTATTACCGGTTTTGAAAGAACTGATAATAACATTAGATTTTTACTTTCTAATGGAACAGTAACCGCATATACCGAATTGCCATCAGGTGGAGATACTGGACCACAAGGACCAACCGGACCTTCTGGTTTATCAATGACTGGAGTTACGGCTGTTGGTAATTTAATGACGGTTTTGTTATCGAACGGTACGACTTTGGGTCCAATAACTCTTCCGTCTGGAGCAACAGGAGCATCGGGGATAAATGGGGCGTCTGGCGCGGTTGGGCAAAATGGTGATATATATAGTTCCACATTTGCGGTCAATAATATATCGTATGGCTCAACTGGCTCAGCTATTGGCTTAGCGGCTTCCGGTACTATTACTTATGTACCTAAAACGAATAATGATAGAACATTTGCGGCAGGAGACAAAATAATTTTGACGGAAACCAGTGCTCTAAGCGATTTAGCTTATACAAAATTTCAAAAGTTATTGATAGCTAGCGTTTCAAATAACTATTATTTTACTGCTCAAGTAGTTAGCTATAGTGAAGTAGGACAGTTGGAGTTGGAGGTTTGGCCAACCGATTATTCTTGTCCTGCCTGCGCGACTAATGGCCTAGGCAATCCAATATTTCCGTTCTATGATTTTGGGACGACTGATATTAATCTGGCTTCTTTGGGAGTTAATCGTTCTCCTTATGGGCAGTTTGTTATTAATCCTTCTGGAGTTCAATATACTTTGGCTGGAGCGACAGTCAATGCTATTAATTTTTCTGTTTATAATGCCCAACAATGGCAATTTTGGGATGATGAAATAGAAATGAGTTTTACTGGCGTTGATGTGGGCGAAACGGTCCAACTAAAGATTAAGAATACGGGTATTTTGACTAATGACAATCCAGTACGTTTAATTATCTGGCCAAACTATGTAAAGTTCCCGGTCGGGATTATGGCTCCCGCGCCCAATCCGGCTACCGAAAGCATATATACTCTAATCAGATATCCTAATACTGGTGGACAGCCAGTCTTTTACTGTACATATGCGATGGATTACGCATAAAATAAAGAGAAAATATTATGAGAAAAACCAAAGCACCAGTAACATCTTCTGTTCGTAGTGATGAAAGTCCTGCGGCTTTTGGCGTTGATTTTGAGACCACTGTAGCTAGCGCACAAACGAGCACTAGACGAAATGCCGCCAGTACCATTGAAAGAACTGATAGATTTACAAACATTGAAAACGGATTAGTTCCATTTACTAATTCAACATTGTCTTTAGGGGGAACCTACGGCTCTTCTTCTGTAGATGTAAGAGACGCCGTTATCCTTTGTCAGAAAGCGTATTACAATTTTTCTGTATTTAGGAACATCATTGATTTGATGACTGAGTTTTCGAATGGAAAGATAAGTTTTAAAAAGGGAAATACTAAGTCTCGCAATTTCTATATAAATTGGTGGAACCGGTTAAATGGATGGGATGTGGGTGACCGCTTTTATCGCGAATATTTTCGCTCTGGTAATGTAATATTCCATAGATACGAAGCGTTTCTAAAAAGGGGAGACGCATTAAAACTTAGACAAGTCTATGGGGCAGAAGTACCTGAAGAACCTCAAACTTTAGAGGAAGTTGACAGCACTTCTAAGGTGGCTCTTCCAATTAAATATATTTTGTTAAATCCTGCCGATATAAGACTTACCGGCTGTGCCTCATTTTCAGATATCACACAGTATTATAAACTTCTTTCTCATTATGAGTTATCCCAACTAAGGAATCCTCAGACTGAGCAGAATAAAGCTATTTTCGATTCTCTTCCACCAGAAATTCAGAAGCAGATTAAAAACAGGATGACCAGTTCTGTTCTCATTCCTCTTCCTTTGGATAAAACGATAGCCATATTCTACAAGAGACAAGATTACGAGCCTTTTGCCGTACCGATGGGTTTTCCAGTTATGGAAGATATTAACGCCAAAGCAGAGCTTAAAAAAATTGATATGGCAATTGCCCGCACCATGCAACAAATTGTGTTGTTGGTTACTACTGGAGCAGAACCGGAAAAGGGCGGCGTTAACAAAAACAATTTGGAGATGTTAAAAACAATTTTCCAAAATCAATCGGTTGGGAGAGTACTTATTGCGGATTATACTACTAAGGCCGATTTTATCGTCCCTAAAATAGCCGAGCTATTAGACCCCAAGAAATACCAAGTGTTAGAGAATGATATTAACACGGGTCTAAACAACGTGTTTATGGGCGGTGAAAAATTTGCCAACCAGCAACAGAAAGTAGAACTGTTTGTTAAACGTTTGGAAGAAGCTCGCGAATGTTTCTTACATAATTTCTTAGAGCCAGAAATGCAAAGAATTGCTAAAATGTTGGGCTTCAAGGCTATACCAGAGCCATATTACGAGTCTATTGACTTGGAAGATAATACTAACATGGCTAGGATTTATGCTCGCTTGGTAGAAATTGGGGTGTTAACTCCCGAGCAAGGATTCAAAGCTTTGGAAAGCAATATTTTGCCGGACGGCGAAAACACCGAAGAAGAACAAAAAGAATACAAAAAACAAAGAGACGCCGGACTATATGTTCCTTTGGTCGGTGGCACAAAGACTGAGGATGGTTCGAGTGGGGGAAGGCCGGGAGGAAGCGGAACGCCAAAATCTACCAATACTGTTTCTCCAGTGGGAACTAAAGCTTCAGATTCTTCGTCGTTGCTCTATTCGACGAGCAAGTTAATTGACAACATGAAGCTTTCTCAAAGCGTTGGAGAAGAAATCGTATCGTTTTTGAAAAAGAAACATAAGCTTAAAAAGCTAAACGCGCAGCAGGAGGAAATTGTCGATGGCATTATGAGAATTGTTGTCAGCAACGAAGAACCTGTAAATTGGCTGGCAAAAGCAAAACAATATTGTGAAAAACCAATAGACACTAATGCCGAAAGAGTCAACAAGGTTCGCGAACTAGCAATTCATCACGATGTCAACGAGCATATAGCCGCACTTTTGCTGGCCAGCGCAACAGACAAGGTGCCTGACCATGCCGTTTCCGCTTAATTTTTATCAAGGAGAACTGTTCCTTACTACTGGTGATACCGATTACATCGGTAACATCAAAAACTTTTTTTACACTTATCTTACGCC